ACCATTGGCATTAGTCTTGGAGTAGAATCTACAATCATTCCACAACCCATTATAAATTTTGTTTTAAAGTTTTTAGAATAAGTAAAAGCCATATTAGTTTGTTGAATTAAGCAACCAACTTGCATAGCAAAGAATAATGCATCAGGGTTAGCCCAGTATTCTATTTTAAACTTAGAATGAAAATGACCCTGCACACAACTCATTCCATTGATCTGAGATACTTTAGTTACATCAGCAGATATTCCATGAGTAAAGAAACATCTTTGTTTATTAGGAAGTGTTAGTGTTAAGTTATCTACCCAGTTCCATTTTTTAACATTTAAAAACTCGTTGTATTCTTTTAGGTAACCTCTAGGTATTCCTGATTTAATTGCTCTACGATAAACTAAGCTAGAATGATTTGAGTCTAACAAAGTCATTTCAGGAAATATTGATTCTAATTCTTTTATAAAATCTTTTGCTCTTACAAGTTCATGTCCAGCAGAAGCAAGATCAGGGTTATGATCGTGGAATGATAATGCGTGGCAATCTATTTCATCACCTATGTTTACAATCGTATCTGGTTTGTATTCTTTTTTAATTTGTTTTAAGAACTCAAATGAATCTTCTCTATGATATGGAATATGTAAATCAGAAATAACTAAGATTCTTTTATTCATAAACTAACTGTTAGTTGTATTCGTTTAAATTGGCAATACTTACTTAGCCAAAAATATAGTAATTAAAGCCAACGATAAAGCACCAAGCCCACATAGGATTGCCCAGAACAATGTTTCCATTTTCTTTTCTAATTTGTAAACAGAAGTACCTAGTATTTTAACTTCTCTCTTTACTCCAGTAATATGACCCCTGAGACTGATTAATTCTTCTGATTGTGTTCTTGCCATTGTCTTTTAAGCATTTGCAAGACTTTAGCAAGACACACCCACCAATCCAAAGTCTATAAATGCACATTAAATTTTGGTGCATTAATATCAAATTAGATTGTCAAAATAAAGTTATTTCTTATAAAATTTTTCTACTGTATCTAAGTAGTTCTTCCAGTAGCTTTTTGCATCTTCAAAAGCATCTGCATAGAACTTAGACCAATACTGTTTGATGTCTGAATAGTTTAACATTGTTATCTCCATTTGTTTAAAGAGATATGGTAAGTCTTATCAGTTATTTCAAGTTTAGATGTTCTTTAACTGATTCAATAATGTACTTAGCTATCTCCCACTTCCATTCTGCGTATAAGCCAAGTATTAATCCTAATATAAAATAAATCATTTAATCTTATTAAAGTATTCTATACATTCTGCAATAGTTTGTTGTCTAATATATTCGTCTCTTATTTCTTGTGATGTTGGTTGTGGCAAAGGAGAATCCCATCTATCTATAATAAATGTTCCTCCAGCAGATGTTAAATCATGGCTAACATTTGGTGCTAAAGATTTCATTACTGTATTAATACCCCAAGCAAAACCATTTTCATTAGTGTATCTTTTAATGGTTTCTTCAATAGATAATTTTCTTACTGTCATAATATAAGTTCAGTTAAAGATTTATTTCTACCAACTGTTCCTTTTATGAAAACATTAAAAGCTAAACTTATTCTAGTATTAGTGCCTTCTTTTGTTTCTACCATGTGAGTTAATGATGATGGAAATAGTATTATATCTCCAGTCTTAACAGAAAACCACCAAGATTCTGAGTTCCAAATATTCCAATCTTTTACATCTGGTTTAATTGTTTTATAAGTATCATTAAAGAATTTAATCTTGTCAAATTTATCATCACAATTAATATAGAATACTCCTGATACTAATGAATTTGGGTGTTGGTGTTTATGATGATATTGATTTGTTTCTGTATAGTTTAACCATGACTGAGTAATGTAAGGTGTAATCGCACCTGTTGGAGATATAACTTTTTCAAAGTAATCTTGTACTCTTAAATTTAAATCTATTTTTAATTCTTTAAATGCTTTGTGATTTAAAATGTAGTTATCATTAGAAGTTGTGTTGCCTTCGTTTTTATAAACATCTAATTTAGTTTTATCAATAAATGATACTTCTTTATTTGTAAGTTCTCTATTTAATTTTGAAATGTATATTGGTGTTGGGAATATACTATTGATTATTGCTTCCACTTTCCTTCCTTTTCTTTTAAATTGTTATAATCTCCCAATTTATAATAGATTCATTCCAAGAATAATACTGATTTTCTTCTAATTCTTCTGTTGGTAAACTAATTGGTGCTTCCCATTGACAAGTTTGTTCATTTAATATCCAAGAATTAAAAGGTTTTTTAGGAATGAAAGCATCTCTATCTTCATCATAAGTATATCCTATTCCTGCAAAGTTTTTTCTAAAATTAGCATTATATGATGTTTGTTTCCATACAGGATAACCTGTAAGTTTAGTTAAGAAATCAATTCCATTAACTTCTTGCTCAATTCCATTTGAATCTTTTAATATTTCATTTGAAATAACTTGGACTTCTATTACTTTATTATTCAAACCTATTTTTGCAAAGTGTGCCATATTATGCTGTGTAACTCCCTGATCCTGTAAATGTTAATATTGTATTACTTCCAGATGTTGTAACTGTTGGAGATCCAGTTGTAGTTGATGAATATCTAGAAGTTGGTAAACTTAATATAACAACTCCTGATCCACCAGATGCCATTGGTGTAATAGCTGAACCACCATAATCACTACCACATCCAGCACCACCACCAGTATTTGTTGTTCCTGATGTTCCAGCTACTTGCGTAGAAGGAAAATTTCCAGCACTTGCACCTCCGCCACCAGTTCCACCACTAACTCCTGGTTGAGTATTCCATGGTCCACCACCACCCCCACCAGCGTAAGTTACTGAACTTCCTGTTATTGAAGATGCTGTTCCATTTCCACCTGTTCCAGCTAAATCACCAGGAGAATTACTACCTACTGCTCCAGCTCCACCACCACCTCCGCCAGAACCATAATATGGACCACCAGAATTAGTTGCTGATCCTCCATTATTACCTTGAGATGGTGATGTACTTGGAGTATTTCCTAATCCAACACTTGAACCACCACCTCTACCAGCACCACTACCAGAGCCACCATTAACACCACTTGTATTAGGTACTGGTATTCCTCCTCCACCTGCTGAAGTTATTGTTGTTAAACCAGAACCTGATATTGAGGAATTACTACCACTTGCACCAGCAACACTATTATTTCCATGACCACCAGCTCCACCACCACCAACTGTTACTGTAATAACTGTTCCTACTGACACTGTTTGAGTTGATGTTCTATATCCTCCAGCTCCTGACCCACCAGAAAAATAACCAGAGGATCCTCCTCCACCAGCTACTACTAAAAAATCTATTGAATAAGGTATTGATAAACCTTGTGTACTTTCTTGATAACCAGAACTAGGAATCCAACCTTGTGTTGAATCTATATATGTTAATGTAATTGCTTCTCTATCTTTAGATGCTATAACATTAGAAGCTTGTCCAAGAATATCTTCTCCATTAGGATCTATTGTTAAATTATTTGTGTCCCAAGTTCCTGCGTAATCTACTACTGCTATTTGTTGTCCAGCAGTTGGCGAAGCTGGTAACGTTACTGTAAATGCAGATGAAGTTGTATTACAAAAATATCCTTCTCCAGCAACAGCAGTAAAACCAGAAGTCTTAACTGAAGATTGCCAAGCAATACCAGAAGCAGGAGTTGCGAATGATAATACACCTGAACCATTTGTTGTTAATACTTGTCCATTAGTTCCGTCAGTTGCAGGTAAAGTAAAAGTTAAATCAGCACTAACACTAGCAGGTGCTTTTAATGCTACATAGTTAGTTCCATTAGCTGTTGTTTCACGAAAGCGAATTTCTTTTTGATTATCTAAAATTAAATTTACTGTTGTTGTATTTGCTGAATCTGAAAGTGTTAAAACTGTTCCTGTTGCAGTTGTAGATAGTCCAGTAATTGATACTGTTGAATCTAACCAGTTTACTGTGTTAGCTGTATGGTCAATGATTGCTAAAGATATATCATCAGCACCATCATAGTATTTTAATGTAGGTGTAGTTGCATTTGTTGTATCTAGCCAAAGTTGTCCAGCGACAGCACCACTTGGTCTTGATGTTCCTGAATTTGTTGTTTGAATTGCTGATAACGCATTATTAAGATCGCTTCTAAAAGCTGGGAAACCTTGATTCGCTATATTATAATCGTGTTGTGCCATAATCTACCTAATATCTTAGTTAATAACCTTTTGCAATATAATCAAAAGTTTTACTTATTCCAGTACCACTACTATTTTTGAAAGCCAAATCAAAACCATTTATAGTTTTATTTGTTAGCAAGTGATAATCACCAGTAGCTAATCCTTGTGCAGTAATACCAACAGCATAATTAACAGAATAAAAAGGATTTGTAAATGAAACTGTGTAAGTGCTAGTTCCTGAACTTATGTCATTACCACTAAATATTCTATCTGGCATATCAATAGAAACTGATAAAGCACTAATAACTGGAGTAGATGCTAAGTCAAATGATCTTAAAAATACTCTAAACTTGTAATATCTTGCTGTGTAGTCGCCAACTACAAAATTTCTAAAATCAGTATAAGTTATGTTATCATTTGATAATGCAATTTCTAAATGTGCATTACAATTAGCTGGAGTATCGCCATCAAAGTTAGAACCTGCGTCATCAAAATCTCCAGTTCTTAAATCAAATAAATCATCTAAGTTATCTGAAGTTTGTGTAATAGAAGCAGTTACTCTTGAAGTATAAACTCCACCTATATCTATTGGATTTGCAAATACATAATTACCTTGTGAGTATAGATCATAAGATGTAACACCAGAATCAAAAAAAGAAGTTCCTGAATCAAAATCACCAGTTGCAGAATCAAATAGTTCTGATGAATCTAATCTTAATGTTCCCTCAGAAACAACTGTTTGAAATTTAGTTCCTGAAAATGTTGGTGATTCTGTTTGTGTTGCAACAGCATTATAGTTTCCTATTGTAGTTACATTTGTAGCAATAATTGTTTCGTTAGAAGAATAGTTACCATTTTTATCTACTGCTTTAATTAAATAAGAACCAACTCTTGCTGGAACTGTAACTGAAGTAGCTGGTCTTGCAACTTTTTCAACTAGAGAAACAGAATTAGCCCAAGAAGCACCACTTGTTAATGTTGAATATCTAATTTGATAATGTGCTAAATCTAAATCAGTAATTTGTTGCCAAGATAAATGTGCATCTCCACCAATGATATTACATGAAAAATCAGTTACATCAGAAGGTGGTGCAATTCCACCAATAATAGTTCTTGTTGCAGAAGTATAACTAGACTGAACTCCTAATGTGTTAAATGCTTTTACTCTTACATTGTAAGTTAATCCATCTATCACGTTTAATATTCTGTGATTTAATCCTTTAACTTGACCAGATACTTGGTAAGTTGCATCTGTGCTTAGTTTATATTCTACTTGGTAATAATCCACAAAAGAATCAGGTGATGCACCGATTGTTACATCTAAAGCCGTAATAACAACTCCGTCTGAATATTCTATTAGTTGGTCATCTAAAGTAACTGAAGCTGGTGCAGATACAGAAAAAGGATTTGGTAATACAGTATCAGCAATAGTAGGTGCTTCGCCTTTTTCTTCCCAAGTATAAAAGTTATCTTGATGTTCTTCTAATCCTAAAGTTACTGTTGAATCTGAATTGATAGCTAAAGACATTACTCTAAATGGCTTGGCACTAAATCCTGCTGTATCGTATGTAGCTGTAACTATATCACCAATAGATAGATTAAGTGCTTCTGAAGTTACTGTTACTTCTGCTTTTAAATTGTTTCTTGATCTCTTTAAGATGTTCTCGCAAATTTCTTCTGCTTGATATGGAGAAGTTACTTGCAACATATCAAAGCTTCTCTCTAATAAAGTATTGTTATCATCACTTAACATTGTTGCGTGTTGATCTGCTGGGTCTAATGCAGAATCATCAAATGGTGGATATGAAACTGTATCTGATTGATAATCTTTTTCTGGGTTTGTAAATGTTCCAATTACTCTATTATACTTTTCTGATTTGCTTTCACCTTGTAATTTAACTTCGCTTACAACATTATCTTTAGTTAATAATAATTGTGATGAACCAGTACCTTCAATAATAACTTTGTATTTACCTTGTGTGTAATTAAAGATTGCTCTCATAGGTACTAAGAGTTCTCTTACATTTTCTAATACTTTCTTTTCACTATCTATAACTGCATTTGTTTCAAATAAGTTTATATCGCTTGTAGCACCAGAATAAGGAGTTACTTGTGTGTCGCAAGTATTTGCAGAAGTCTTAAATGAATCATAATTTGTTTCAAAAGCATCATTAGGTAATCCTTTTCCATATCTGCTATTTCTTAGATAATCTAAAAGAACTAAAGATGAGTTAGCAGAATAAGCCCAAGTAGTAGCATCATCTTGTCTATGTGAACCTGAACCACCTTTAGTAGTGTCTAATCTAGGGTCGTATATCTTTTTACCTCTTACAGTTACTCTAACTTCTGGTAAGCCATTAAAAGCATCTTGATTCCATTTGAAACGTAAAGCAACATAAGCAAGACCAGATAGTTTATGATCTGAAGTCCAGTTAGTTGTTTCGTCAAGCAAAGAAGAAGCTGATTGATTGTCTAATCCAAAAAATCCTTGAATAGATATTAAAGATTCACCACCTTTATAAAAATTAGTATCTGAACTTGATACACCTCTTAATGTTCCATTAGTTAATGAACCATCAAATGTAACTAATTTATCATCTACATAAACTTCATCTATTGCAGTTATGCCTGCCCCACCACCTTCGCACAATACTCCTGCCACATAAAGATATTGATTATCTGCCCCTGAAGATTCTACAAATACTCTTGTTAAACCAACTTGTCTTTTACCATAAACAATAGGAATAGGATTGTTGTTAGAATCTTTACTTACAGTAACACCTTTGATTTCATCTGATGCGTTAAATCTTGGTGCTTTTGGTTTTGGTGCAATAA